TCGTAGAGCCTCAAGTAATACGTGAGTATGACTATAGGTTTATAAGGCCTCCTATGGCTCCCTACGAGCTTACAGAGCATCAGTATTCAAAGAGGTTATGGATATGTTAGCAGAATTAGCGATTGCTAATGCAGCATTTAAGGTGATCAAGTCTACCTTGACTAACGGGAGAGAGATCGCAGATGCTGGAGCAGCCCTAGGTAAATACTTTGGTGCTGAGAAGACAATACAGAAGCAAGTGGCTAATGGCTCAGGAAATATATTAGAAGCCTTTCAAGCCAAGGAGCAACTAGCTAGACAGGAAGAAGAACTTAAGTTCATGTTGAACAAGCAACGTCTACATGGGTATCAAGACTTTCTTAAGTTTAAAGCCCAGTACACTAGAGACTTGAAAGAAACTAAACAAGCGGCAATACGCCAAAGAGCAGCAAGAGCTAAAGCATTACAAGATAATTTATCCATAGCTATAAAAGTAGGCTTAGGGTTTATTGTTATCATAGCTAGTTTGTTAGGTGCAGCTATTTATATTAAAGGATATTACTAGGCATGGAAAACTTAACTCAGAAGCAGAAGGAAGAAATAGCAGAGTTAGCAGCAGACAGGGCATATGACCGCTTCTATCTTGCCGTAGGTAAATCAGTGACTAAGAAGCTAATGTGGATTATAGGTGCAGGTGCATTTGCTGCTTGGTTATACTTTAATGGAGATATGTAATGCCAGATGCTAAATTAACTAAACTAGGACTAACAGCTTACAACAAACCTAAGCGTACACCTAGCCACCCTAAGAAGTCTCATGTAGTGGTAGCTAAAGAAGGTGGAGTAACAAAGACTATACGCTTTGGTCAACAGGGAGTTACTGGAGATAAGACTAAAACAAAACGATCTGACTCATTTAAAGCTAGGCATGGCGCTAACATAGCCAAAGGTAAGATGTCAGCGGCTTATTGGGCCAATCGTGAAAAATGGTGAGAGGTAGTACAGCATGGGCATATTAAGTAGTTTATTTGGTGGCGGTAGTGCTGTTGCACAGCCTATAGAAGCCATTGGTAACATTATAGACAATGTGTTTACATCAGATGAAGAGAGAGCACAAGGCGAACTACTTAAGCAGAAGTTAGCTATGCAGCCCTCTATGATGCAAGCAGAGATTATGAAGGTACAGGCTAATCACAGGTCTACCTTTGTTGCAGGAGCTAGACCCTTTCTCATGTGGGTATGTGGCCTAGGCTTCTTATTTGCATTTGTTATTAACCCTATCCTACAATGGGTAGCACCAGAGCTAGGTAGCCCTGAGTTACCCTTAGACGCTATGCTTGAACTTACGTTAGCAATGCTTGGCCTTGCAGGTCTTAGAACAGTAGAGAAATTAAATGGTAAAGCCACATGAAGACATATAAGCAAACAGTCAACAACATACTCACAAGGTTACGTGAGCGAGAAGTAGATTCTATTAATGAGAATAGCTACTCTAAGCTTATTGGTTTATTTGTACATGACGCTGTAGAGATGGTGGAAAGTGCTTGGGGCTGGTCTAACCTACGTGAGACTATGACTGTAACTACACAAGCAAACGTATTTAACTATGTTCTTACTAACTCTGGTGATAAGTCTACACTCTTAGAAGCTATTAATAATACAAGTAATACATTTATGAAATACCAAACACCACATTGGTTTAATAATGTATACCTTAACAACACTCCAGTTACAGGCTCACCTCAGAACTACGTGTACAACGGGTTAAGTAATGCAGGTGACACTCAGATAGACGTATACCCTAAACCTGATGGTGTCTATGAGCTATTCTTTAACATCATTAAAAGATCACCTGACATAACTAATGATGATGATATTGTTAAAGTACCTTTCTTACCTGTGCAGACTTTAGCTTACGCTATGGCCCTTGAGGAACGTGGTGAGGACGGAGGTATGTCAGCAGTATCGGCTAAGGCTCTTGCTTCTGTTTACCTATCTGATGCCATTGCTCTTGATGCAGCCAAGCACCCTGAGGAACTGATTTGGGAGGCTTACTAAATATGGGTAAACAACTACAGGCAGCCTCCATAGCAGCACCTGCATTCTATGGGTTAAACACTCAGGAATCAGGTGTAACGCTACAGCAAGGCTTTGCACTACACGCAGACAACTGTATCATTGATAAGTTTGGTCGCCTAGGTTCACGTAAGGGCTGGCAGACTGTAAGTAATGCTAAGGATGGTTCAGCTAACGGAAACGTAGGTGTTAACTTACTAGGTGTGTCTAACTTTAAAGAAATCACAGGTGCTGATACATTATTGTCATTCAGTGTTGACAAGTTCTACAAAGGACTTACAGACCTAGTAACTTTAACCCCATCCACTACTGACACAATAGCAGCAGGTAATTGGCAAACAGCTACATTAAATGATCATCATTACTTCTTTCAACGTGGCTACTTACCACTTGTGTATACTAATGATGGTGGTGCAGATACTTTCCAATCAGTAGCAACACACTCAGGTACAGCAGGTACTGCTCCTAGTGCTAACACAGTATTAGCAGCTTATGGTCGATTATGGGCAGCAGACACAACAACTAACAAAACTACAGTCTACTTTACTGATGTACTTGATGGGACTAAATGGAATGGAGGCACAGCAGGTAACCTTGACATAGCCTCAGTTCTTACCCAAGGTGCTGATGAAATTGTTGCTATAGGCGCACACAACGGCAACTTGATTATATTCTGTACTGATAACATTATTATCTACTCAGATGGTAATAACTTTAATGCAGGTATGACTACCTCAAGTTTAACCTTAGTGGAAGTTATCGAAGGTGTAGGTTGTATTGCTAGAGACAGTGTACAGAACACTGGTGAAGACATCTTGTTCTTAAGTAACACTGGTGTACGTTCTTTGAATCGTACAGTACAAGAGAAATCTCAGCCTATGAGAGACATCTCTAAGAACATACGTGATGACATTATACAATCAATACGTAGTGAAATACTGGCTAATGTTAAAACAGTCTATTCTCCTATTAATGCTTTCTACTTATTAACTATGCCAGCTACTAAACAAACCTTTGTGTTTGATACAAGGCAGACTTTACAAGACGGAAGTTACAGGGTTACAGTATGGCCTGAGTTAACACCTAAAGGATTCTTGTCACTAGGTTCTGAACTTCTTTTTGCAAAACCTAATGGTATAGCAAAGTACAGGGGCTATCAAGATAATGGAGAGAAGTATGAGATGGCTTACTTTAGTAACTATTTTGATTTAGAAATGCCTAACACAAATAAGATTGTTAAAAAGTTATCCGCTACCACAGTAGGAGCTTCTGGTCAAATTTTTGCACTTAAGGTAGGTTATGAATATAGTCCAATTTTCTTTTCACAGACGTTTACTTTAGAGGCTGGAAGTGTGTTTGAGTATGGTTTATCTGAATATGGTTTATCAGAATATGCTGGTTCAGTCTTAATTAATGATCAACAATCACCAGCGCAAGGAGCAGGTAACATAATTCAAATAGGTTTTACTACTGATATTAATGGTACTGCAATGAGCCTACAGAAACTATCAATTTACGCCAAACAAGGTAAGGTACTTTAACTATGTCCAATTATACTAAGTCAACAAACTTTGCAACAAAGGATGCCTTAACCACAGGTAATCCTCTCAAGACTGTAAGTGGTACTGAGATTGATGACGAGTTTACAAACATTGCTACAGCAGTAGCCACTAAAGCTAACTCAAGTAGCCCTACGCTGACAGGTACACCAGCAGCGCCTACAGCAGCCTCTTCTACCAATAGCACACAGATAGCCACCACAGCGTTCACACAGGCCGCTATAGTAGCTGGTATTACCGCTAAGGCACCTTTGGCTTCACCTGCTCTCACAGGCACCCCTACGGCTCCTACAGCGTCTGCTAGTACCAACACTACACAGGTAGCTACTACAGCGTACACAACTGCTGCCGTAGCAGCACTGGTAATACCAGCAGTTACAGCAGCCGTAGTTAATGCTTTAGTATATCCTGTAGGTTCAATCTTTACTACAGTTACAACTTATAGTGCTTCATCCTTAGCCACTTTAATGGGCGTAGGTACTTGGGCAACCTTTGGTGCTGGTCGTGTCTTAGCAGGTTTAGATGGTGGAGATTCTTCAATGCAATCAGCAGGACAAACTGGTGGCGCTAAGACAGATGAACATACTCTTACACTTAATGAAATACCTAGTCACGTTCATGGGTACACAGGAGTAAATGGTACAGGTAACCCAGATGGTTCTAGTGACTCTGTTGCAGCAGGTCAGCCTACTTCATACCCTAGGCAGAGTGAGCTAGATTATGAAGGCGGTGGAGCAGCACACTCACATAACATTATGCAGCCGTATATTGTTGTATACTTTTGGAAGAGGACAGCATAATGGCGAATCCTAACGCTTACAGTACAAGCAGAAGTAATGCAGTAAGAAGTGGTAACCCTAACGCTTATAGTTCAAGTAAAAGTAATGCAACAAGACCTAGCGCCCCTGCTCAGAATAACACTCCAAAAAATAATGGTAATAATAATAAAGTACCTGTAACAGACTTAACTACACCTGCTAATTCATACAAACAACCCACACTAGCAGAGGCTATGGTAGCAGCACAAAACTTTAGCCCTAGGATGCCTAATACTTTAGGTGGTTATTTACAAGCGGCTATTAGTCCTCTTTCTATTTTTGCCAAAGCAGGTGTGAATGAATCACTCTATGGTATGAATGGTACATCAAGAGACGAATATGCTTTAAATGTTAAAGAAGCCGCAGGTGACCCTCAGAGCCGTTGGCACAGTATGACACCAGCACAGAAAGTGCAAATGTCTCGTCAATCTCAATTAGACCAACAACTATCTAATGCTTACATAGGTGGTGGTCAAGGCCGTCCTAATGAAGCACAGTTAAACGCTATGCGACCAGAGGGTATATCTGAATCACAGTGGGCTGGATTGCCTATGGAAATGAAATCTTCACTGGCACAGTCAAGTGGTATGATGGGAGGCTTAGGTGGTGGTGGAGCAGGAGGAAATGGTATGTTACAGAGTACAGTAGGTGTTGATGGTGGCCCTATGGTTCCCTTAGGAGGAACAAGAGACTACAGCGGCTCAGGAGGCACATTCAAGCCTATTACCTTTAGATCAGGCACAGGTACTGCTATATTAGATGGTGATGGGTTATCAACTTCACTCTCTGATGCTTACTCAGGTCTACCTGCGTTAGTAGGGCAAGGCACAGGCCTCATGGGTCAAGCGTCTACCCTAGCACAACAGGCTCCTAATGAGTTTAATTATAACTTTGACCCACAGGCAGCAGGGCAGCGTTTGTTTAATGAACGTAGTGCTTTACTTGACCCTGCCTTTGCACAACAGCGTTCTAAGAACTTAGAGCAAATGCAAGGCCTAGGACGTTTAGGTCTACAGTTATCTGGCGAGGGCTTAGGTGCTGGTGAAAACTCAGGTATGATGAATCCTGATATGTTTGGTATGAACGCTGCACAAGCTCAAGCTTTATCACAGTTATCCGCACAGTCTACTCAAGATGCCTTTGGACAAGAGATGCAACGTGCAGGTTTAGACTTGAATCAGTTCAATACTAACCAACAGCAACAGCAGCAACAATACGCTAACCTTATGGGTAGTGGTCAAGGTATGTTATCTGCTGGTCTACAAGCACCTGCGCTTGAACAGTCACTTACAGGTATACCATTTACACAGGCTGGCTTAAATCAACAGCAGCAAGGTTTAGATCAAAGCTATGAACTAGGTACAGAACAGAACGCTATATCACGTATGTTAGCTGATGCTAAGATTGCACAAGGTAACGTACAAGACAATGGTTGGCTTACAGGCCTCACTAGCTTAGGTTCTGCTTATTTAGGCACTTCTGGTGGTAGTGGTTGGTTAACAGATTTATTCACGGGAGCATAACATGGCAGTACAAGGTTTATTTACTCAAGGCCCGTCAGTTGATGACATACTGGCTAAACGCAACAAGTCTCAGTTTGACTTACAACAACAACTAATGAATCAAGCAGCACAAGGCGCCCGTGACCCTGCTAAAATGAGAGCAGTAAGCTTACTAGGGTCTAGCCTAGGTCGTGCCTTGGGTGGCGCTATGGGTGGTCAGGATGAAGAGTTAGCTAAACG